GTCATGTCTTTTGAATTTGCCATAATTTTTATTTTATTATATTTGTCTATACATATATGTAGATTACAAATTTTTACCAACTACATTGCAGAGTTCCATATTATCTTTAAAAGGGCAGAACGTGCAATTCCATTTACTTGGTTTTGCGGGGAATATAGTATCCTTATATGACCCATCCAAGTTAAAAGCCTTACTTATAAATTCATTTAAGTTATTTTTAGCTTTATTTAGTTTTACTTTACCAGAAGCTGGGTAGAATTGTTGTACTCGTTTTTGAGGGTAATCACCATCAACATATATTTTTCTTCTAACTATAAAAAATTCAATATCTATATTTTCAATAGGAATGTTATATTGTTTACTAAAGAAATGTTTATATAAAATTAATTGAAATTGTTTTGACTCATCTTTTTTAGCCCATTTATTCCAACCTTTAGTACTGGTTTTAATATCTATAATTTTGAATGTATTTGTTGCTTCATGGTATAACACAACATCTAAATAACCCATATATTTAACACGATTAAGACGTAAATTAGGCGCTACAACAATAGGTACCTCACAACCTACTAAATATGTTCCCTTCTTTTTAAAATAAAGATTTCTTTTTTTCTTGATAAATCTTAAAATTTCTTTACCATCTTCAAAAAATTCTCTTAATTCTGTTGGTGAGCTAAAATGTTGGTTATTATTTTTTTTATAATCATTAGCATAACATTTTCTTAAAGTATCTTCAAATAGTTCTTCTAAATCGATTCTATCAGCAGCTGCTCCACTTACTTCATATATTTTATCTAAATAATGTTGTAAAACCTCATGTAAGGCTGTTCCAAATGTCATATGAATACTTTGTTCACTAATTTTATGACCATCTCTATATTGTAATGACCACTTTTTAGGACACTGAGTAAACATATTCAATTGAGAGTAAGATATATTCTTTTCAACTGCAAAGTTAACTGGTGAAGGGGGATTATTTCTAATCTCCCTTACTATAATTGGTACTTTCTTTTTACCCAAACTATTTTTTCCATTTATCTCGACCTACTAATAGGCCAATTATTCCATAATTAGCTATATCAATAAAAGTATCTTCCATACCTTCACCTTTAACATAATTTTTACCATTAACTAATAGATTTTTTAATCTACTTATTTTATCAGTTAGTCTAATTGCTAATCCTGTTAATGAGAATTTTTTATCATCTTTATTGTTTAAAATATCACCACCTAAAGCAATATTATTTAAACCATAATCCATATGTTTAGCAGCAAACATCTCATACATTTCTTTAGTAATTTGTTTAAATTCCTCAGATAATTCTGGGTACTCTGTTTCAAATGTTTCTACTGTTGGAGATGTTTTTACTGCTTCTACAACATTTTCTTCCTGCTTAAACTCCCATGCTTTTCTACTATCCATTTACTTGTTCTTTATCATTAAAATATTTTTCTAATACCTCTAATCTTTCATCTGCTGATGCTAATAATTTAAGAGCTTCATTACAATTATCCCAGTAATCTTTTGTTGAATGGTCACCTATACCTGCTGGGTGGTTGGTTAATAGTTGGATACTAGCTAATGCTTTAGCTTTATCAGCTTCTGCTTCTGCCTTTAAAAATTTGTACACTTGTAAGTTCATATTGTTTTTATTAATTTAGTTATTTCTTTTTTTTCGTAACCTAAATCACTTAATACTTCAGTGATACCTTCTTTCCCTAACATGGGAATATACGAATTAGCTTCATCACTTCCAATTGATAATTTATTAGCTATGATTTTTGCTAGTTCTTTAGAATCTTTTTTATTTTGATTTTTGATATATTTATTCCATACTTTTCTTTTAGGAATCATCTCCCTATAAATAGTATAAATCTCCTTTTTATTTTGAGGATTTATATTTTGTACAAAATTAACTATATCAATATAATTTATATTCATTGATAAAAATCTATGTACCATATAAGAATTCCAATCATCCCAATTTTCTTGTGTAAAATCATTAGGTGGTGTTTTCTTAACTGTTATTTCATTTAACCAATCAAATACTGTCATACATTAAATTTTTTCCATCCTCTATAGTATAAATCACCTAAAGCTTCATTTATAACCCAATAACCAGAATTTAGTCTATCCCAATGTGGTATACTTTTAAAATCATAAGGAGTTCTATTTCTGTAAAAATCCTTCCAACGATCCATATCTTGTGTGAAAGGCATTGCTACTGGGTGTGATCTTGAAGTACCATGTTCTGCTCTTCCTACACCAGCGCATGTCATAATAAATAAACCTCCTGGTTTTAGGTGTTTTAACATATTAATAACTGTTAAATCAAGATATGGGTCATGTTCAAATACTTCAAAAGCACATACAGCATCAAATACTCCATTATCTTTATAAAGATGTCCTAGAGATACTACATCTACATTTTCTCCATCTTCAATATCAACACCAACCCATTCACAATTTTTAGTATGAGATTTAGCTCTTGGAAAACAATTTCCAGATCCTATTTCCAACCATCTTTTATTTTCAAAAAATTTGGGATAGAGAACCTTTGTCTCATAAATAAAATGCATTGGGGCATGATGCATATCTCTTATATTAAATCGTCTTTATACTCTTCTCTAATTTCAGGTGGTAATGTTAATCCGACTAATTTCTTAGTATCAGGGCAGTAAAATACTGGGATTGGCATAACTGCATCTTCATCAGTACCTGCTACAAATTTTGATACTTTACGTAATAGTACACCTTGTGTAAATATTTTATTTCCTTCTGGTGTTTCAAATGAAGTTGTATCTTGCAACTTTACTTGTGGTTGTCCTACTGGGTTTTCACTCATTTTTTTAAATTTAAATATTAATTAATTGTTTTATTAAGGCCATACAGTTTATTTCTTTATCAATTCTAAAGTTAGATTGAAAACTGTATTCATTTATATGTATTGCTACTGTGCCTTCTTTTCCAGGAGCAAAATCTGAAGCATTATCAAATAAAAATCTATAAAATACTTCAAAATCTTTAACATTAGCGTTAGCTATTATTTGTCTTATTTCATTAAATTTAGGAGATGGTTTAGCTAATTCTTTTACTACTTTAGCCATATAATTATTAGAAACTAACACATCTTTATCTAATTTTAAGTGGTTATTTTGCGTTGATACTTGTATTGTATTAAGCATCTTACGAACGTCAGGGTAGTTATTATTAGTAATTGTTTCTAAGTCACTTACACTACATTTTATACCTTCTTTCTGTACAACTTTCATCAAATGATTTACTACGTCTAAATTACTTGGAGGTACAATTTTTAATGTTTGACATCTTGACTGTAAAGGATCTATAATACGTTCAATAAAATTACAAGTTAAAATAAAACGTGTAGTTCTAGAAAAAGTTTCAATTACATTTCTTAATGATGCTTGTGCTTGTATGGTTAGAAAATCTGCTTCATCTAATATAACAACCTTGAGTGGTTTAAATGACATTACACTAGCAAATCCTGATACTTTATCTCTAATAGTTTCAATGCCTCTTTCATCAGAAGCATTAATATAGATATGATCGCATTCTATATTTTTTACTATTAATTTAGCTAATGTTGTTTTTCCAGTACCTGCTGGTCCATAAAATATTAAATTTTGAATATCATTTTGACTAATGTAATTTGATATTGATTTTTTAATATTCTCGTTTCCTACATAATTATTTATGTTTGTAGGACGATATTTTTCTACTAACAATCCGTGATCTTTCATAACCTAAATATACAAAATATTATTTAATTTTCCAAGCTTAAACTCCCTGCCTAAATTCACCATATAAAGAATACATTTTTTCTTCTTTTGGTTTAACTTCTTCTTCAGTTGTATGAATTGCATATAATTTACTTCCCATAGGATCTAATCTATATTCACCTTTAAATCCTGTTTTATGTAAAAATGCTTCTAAACATTCTGTTAAAGTAGGGTGTACTTGTTTTTTAGGATCAGAAACGAGTTTCCACCTGTCTCCAGGTGGAACTCTTGTTGCTATCAATTCGTTATGTTCGTTTATTACTGTTTCCATTTTACATCATTCCCATCATTGAGGGATCCATTTGTGGTTGTTTATTTTCTTCTTTAGGTTCATTTACTACTATACATTCTGTAAGTAGTACTGTACCTGCTACTGAAGCTGCATTTTCAAGTGCAACTCTAGTTACTTTAGTTGGATCAATAATACCAGCTTCTTTCATATCAACTATTTTATCAGTTTTGATATTATATCCAGCCCAGGTATCGTTTCCAGAATCAACTAATTTATGCTTACCTATAATACTAGATGTTAATGAGTCAATTCCCGCGTTTATAAGTATTTGTTCAAATGGTTTACCACACGCTTTATAGACTATTTCTGCACCTATATCACCAAATTTATATTCAAAATATTTTTCACTTAAAGTACTTCTTCCAGTAATGGATTCTCTAGCATATAATAATGCTGCACCACCTCCAGGAACAATTCCTTCTTCTTGTGCTGCTTTTGTTGCATGTAAAGCATCATCTACCCTATCTTTTTTCTCATTCATTTCAGTTTCATTATGACCACCTACATGAATAATTGAAACACCACCACAAACTTTAGCTAATCTATTTTGCAATTGTTCACGTTCAAATTCACTTGAAGCACCTTCAACTTGAGCAGCTAGTTCTTCAATTCTTCCATTAATATCATCTTCATTACCTTTACCATCAATTATAGTTGTTTTATCCTTACCAATAGTAACTGTACGAGCTTCACCAAACCAATCCCATGAAAATTTATCTAATTTCATTCCTTTGGATTTATCAAATACTTGACCTCCAGTCATTGTAGCAATATCTTCTAATATTAATTTTCTTCTATCACCAAAATCAGGAGCTTTTACAGCACATACACTTAATGTACCTCTTCCTTTATTTACAATTAATGTTGCTAAAGCTTCATGTTCAATATCTTCAGCTATAATTAATAATGATTTACCTTGCTTTGCTACACCTTCTAAAATAGGTAGTAATTCTTTTACATTAGTAAATTTATGGTCAGCAATCAAAATACTAACATCATTTAATGTACTAGTCATTGTATTATTATCTGTAACAAAATAAGGTGATTTATACCCTCTATCAAATTGTAAACCTTCAACTGTTTCTAAATAAGTTTCACCTGATTTGCTTTCTTCAATATGAACTACTCCTTCAACACCTACTTTTTTAATAGCTGTTGATATTAATTTTCCAACTTCTACATCATTATTAGATGAAATAGTTGCTACTTGTTCTAATTGATCTTCTGATGAAATATCTTCTGATATTTTATTTTTTAATACATCAACTACTTCTTTTACAGCTTTATCAATAGATCTTTTAATTTCAACAGCGTTAGCACCATTATTTAAATGTTGTAATCCTTGTTTAATCATTTCTCTAGCTAATAAAGTAGATGTAGTTGTACCATCACCTGCTTTATCTGCGGTTTTAAGTGATGCATTTTGAATTAAATTTACACCTAATTGCTCGAATGGCTCTTTTAAGCTAATATGTTTAGCTACTGTTACACCATCTTTTGTAGATTGTACTTGATTATGATCTTGTTGGATAGCAACATTCCTCCCGTTAGGACCTAATGTTGATACAACTGCATCAGCTAAAGTATCGATACCTTTAACCATTTTTTCCCTTCCTTCAGGGCCAAACTTAATTAATTTACTCATTGTCTTCTATATTTAATTCATTAATTGCTTTTTCTTCTTCAGGAGTTACTTCTGTTTCAGCTAAAATATCTTCAACAGATGATTTAACTTTTGCTAAAATTTGATTTTCAGGACCTACATAAAATTCTTCCCCATTATGTTCTATTTTTGTAAATCCTTGCGTAGGTAATACTACTTCATCTCCAACTTTAATTGTTGTTTCTATAAAACCCCCCATATGTGTATGTGAACCAGGTCCAACTGATACTACTACACCATGTTCATTTCTATCTTTACCAATATCTGGTACTACAATGGATCCATACATTTCTTCGTTTTGTTCTACCGGTTTAACGATAACCGCATTAAATAGTGCTTCTAAATTCATAATCCTTTATAATTTATTAGTATTTCAATTTTTTCATTTAATTCATCCCACCTATCAAGATATTCTCTTACACTAGTATATTCTTTTTTACTATTATTATGTAATTGACATTCAGCTATTTTACTTAAACAGCTTCCAAAGTTAGAATAATGTGCTACTGGTTTTTCATAATTTTCACCTTTACTATCTTTAGATCTTAATCTATCAGAATCTGGTGTTATTACTTCATATACTGTGTAACAATGTGAATCTCTGCCTATATA